GGGATGGATCAGGCTGGCAGAAACGCAAACGACGATCCAGGTGGGTGAAGGGGAAGCATGTCAGTTAATGCGTCACAATTACGACCGGCTGACCAGGAAGAGGGGGCGGCTCCGGCGTCCGAGGGTAGTGATGCTCAAATGACCATCACGTCGGGCTTTGCGAAGTGGCTCCTGTACAAGCTGATCTTGCTGAAGGACATGGTTGACATGCTGGAGCCTCGATCGACGGCTGCTGCTCAAGAGGTTATCCGGGAGAAATACTTCACCGGTTCCAGCTCGATCGAGAAAATAGCGGTCAAAAAGGCGGCAGTGAGCAGGGTAATCTGCCTGGTCGAGCGGGCGATCGCCAACATGTCGCCTGAGCAGCGCCAGGTCTACAGGCTGCGTTTCAGGTCCAGGTACAGCTATAAGGACATCATGCAGCGGGCGGCAGTGTCAGAAAGCACCCTGACAAGGCGTCTGGAGGAGATCGTCGACCTCGTGATCGTTTACGTGGGCATGGCCGATGAGGACGACATGAAGGAATTCAACCGATTTTTTGAGGACTAAATTTCCAGGATCAACGTGAAGGAAAATTGACGGAAACGAGATCCCTGCGATGCCCGGCATGGCTGGGTGAGCGGGGACGGCCTGAAAGAGCAGATTGAAGGAAAATTGAAGGAAACGGCTGGGGGAGCGATGAAGGAAGTGTGCTATAATCCGCGCCAGGTACAGTTTTCGGAAGATGCTGGTGTCGCCCCTAACACAGGGGCGTGGATTGAAATAAAAGATGCTGCTCAGGCAGTATCTCACCCATTGGCGGCGGTCGGTGCCAACCTGACCGTCGCTCCCCTACGAAGGCAGCGGGCAGGACGCTGTTGGGCATGCGCACCTCCCTTCATGAACGGGCAGGCAGGCCGGAGAGACTGGGGACCTCTTCCGGCCTGTTTGCGCGTGTTCGGCTGCTTTAGGTGAATGACGAAAAGGGGGACGAACCGGGTGAATACAAGCGGTATGTCACGGTACGAACTGGAGACACTGGTGAACCGGCTTGAGGAAAAGTTAGAACAAGAAAAGGCGGCGCTATCCCGGCTTCAGCAATCCTGCGCGCTCTGCCGGCAGAATGATGCCGAGGTAAGGGCGGAACTGGAGGCGCAGTTGCAGTCGTTGCGGGGCGGTGTCCAATGAGTGGCAAGGGAGGGCTGATCGCAATCAGGGGCACTGCTGGCGGTATTATCACGACGATCGACGTCGCCCGCAGCAAGGGCAAGGTCGTGCTGAAAATCGGGCATACTTACCGTTTTGGCGAGAATGTGGCAATGACGCCTGAACAAGTGTCAGAACTGGTAGAGAAACTGAAGAAAGCGCTGCAGTGAAGGGGGCGACGCCGGTGGCCGAGGCTCTGCATATTTTTGACGCTCTTCCAAACTACCACGGAGACAAGCGATCGCAGGCCAGGATGGCGCGGTCGATTATGAGCCTGGTGCCGCCTGCGAATCTGGCGCCCGCTTTTGCGGACGTGTGGCACCGCAGCCAGGCCGTGGCGCTTATGGCGAAGGCGCACGGATACCGCGTCGAGGCGAACGCCGTGGGCGATCTGGCCTATATCTCAGGCCAGGCGCTGATCGCCAACAATAAGCGGACGCTTGGCCGGCATGACGTCGCCTCGCTGGTGATGGACCTGCCGGAGACGAGTAGCAAACGCGGCTTCATCGAGCGGGAGCACGCCGATCTCTTCCTGCGCAGGCACGCTCAGTACCTGGACGCTGCTGTCGAGAAAGTGCAGGGTATGGAGAACGGAGCAATGCGCCAGGCGATGCTGCTGCATCTGCTCTTCAAGCTGGTGGCGGCGCTGCAGCCGTTTAAGGTTAGCGCCGTAAATGTGAGCATTCCGGTCGAGGATAAGCGGGTCGAGCAGGTCAAGACCAAGCAATTGCCGACTGCAAAAGTGGTGCTGCGGTCGCTCACTGACACGCTGGGCGAACTGGCCGAGCAGGTCAACCGGGGCATAATCGACAACGCCAGGAAGAACGTGGTTGACATGCGGCCAGACCTGGACTTCCTGGAGCAGGTCAAGGTGGATACGGCCTACTTCGATGTGCCGGCGCTGGTGGCTGAGACGGCAGAGGAGCACCTGCTGCTGGAGATCATCCGGGGCGAGCGTACACCGGGGAGGGACAGGCTCCACAAGGACAAGCTGCGGATACGGCTGGAGAATGCGCTTCAGGCCGCAGAGCATATCCAGACCTGGATCTTGAAGCTGGGGCCGGTAGAGGCGAGCGAACTGCAGGAGTACGCCCAGCTTGTGGCAGCCAGACGGCGGGAGCCTTTCAGCTACCGCGTGCTGTCCAGTATGGCGATCTGCAAGGATTCGCTTCCGGATGAGCGCAAGCTCGAAGGTGTGCTGATTTTGGGGAGGGCGCGGTGGTGAGCTGCATACTGATGGCGAAGAGGCTCGAAACTGAGGCTGAGCAGCGAGAACTCTTTTACGAAGAGCAGGAGCAGGTCAATCTGCGGGCTTTGGCCGAGCGACTAGAAAGGGTTGGTGCTCATGAAGCTGCTAAAAGCGCTGCCCTGCTACTTCGGCGGCAAGCAGAAACTGCTGAGCCGGATATTTGAGCAGATGCCACTGCCTGGGCCGGACTGGACGCTCAGGCCATGCTGATGCTGATTTACGTGCTGCTGGCAGTCTGGGGGCTTGCTGCAGTGGGCTGAAGGAGGCGGTCGGGGATGTCTTTCGAGGTTTATGTGCCACAGGCAACCAAGCAAGGCGGACATGGCGCAGGCCAGGCTGCTCAGGCTGTCGCTGCTCAGCCGACGCCCGCACGACAGCGAAGACGCAGCATGCCGATGGCTGTCCGGCAGGGACTTCCGCTGATCAAGCAGTCGCTGATCATCGAGCCGCTGCCCTATCCGTGGCCGTACAGGTTGTGCCTGGCAGCGAGGATGCCAGCGGATCAGTGCTGGTTGTCACGCTGGCACAACTCGGTCTACAAATCGCCGACCGGCACGCTCATATTTGAGGAGGACGATTATGGGGGTTTTGAAATCTGCCCGCAAACAGGCGCTGCGGGCGGCCAGGCAGGCAGGGATCAGAAGCTGGCTGCGGGGAACTGGTAAGGGCCAGGTAATGACACGGCGGGAACGCCGAAAGATGGTTAAGGGGACGGGTAAACATGCGCAGGGCAAGAGGGATTTATAAACTTTTGGGCGGTCGTCTATCAATCCCGATCGAGGGAGGCCGCACCAGGCTCGAAGAGATGTTTGGCGAACTGCTGGCGCTTCCGGGTGTGGCCGAGGTCATGGAAAAGCACGACGTCCAGGTGCTGCGGACAGGCAAGGAGCCTCTGACAGCATCGCCAATCCGGATCGTGCGGACTGAACTGCAGAACGCCTCCGATCACCGGGTGCGTGTCAGGTGTGTGTCGTGCGGCGGTCAATACATTCTGCCGCCGTGGTCTGCAGTGCCGCGGTGCGAGTGCAACCAGGAATTTATGGAGTATGAGGCGACACTGCTACCGAGCGAACCACAGTCGCATTATGGCTGCTTTATCAGGGATGGCAAACGCAAGACGCCGAGCGATTTCACAAGGGGAGCAGCAGGCAATGCCGAAGGACAAGGATGATAAGGTGAAGCAACTGCCGACAGCGATCGGTGCTATCAGGCATATCCCGCTCAACCAGATCGAACCCAACGAGTGGAATCCGAACGAGATGGACGCCAAAACCTACAGCAAAATGAAGAAGGACATTCAGCGGACGGGTTACATCCCGCCGCTTCTTGTTATGCCGATCGGCCCGGAACGATACAAGATCGTGGACGGTTATCACCGCTGGCTGGTGGCGAAGGAATTGAACATGCAGACGGTGCCCTGCCAGGTTCTGGAGATGGACGACACCGAGGCCATGCTGAAGACGGTGCAGCTGAATTATATGCGGGGCGCTGCAGTGCCGATCAAGCTGGCGAACGTGATCCACTCGCTCAACCGGACAATGACGCTGGCCGAGATCGAGGCCAAGCTGCCGTATGAAGAAGAGGAGCTGCGGGACGACTTGGCACTGCTGAAGCTGCCGGCTGACATCGAGATAGACATGGAACGCAAGGCGGCGCAGGAACGCAGCGAGGAGCCGGTCTTCATATCGGCCGTCATATACCGGGATAAGCCTCACAGTCTGCACGACTTTGTGGAGCAGGCCATGCTGGCCAGTGAGGCGACTTACTGCGAGATAAGGGTCAAGGTCGAGTGCAATGACCGGGACTTCGACCTGTGCGTTGGGGTGATGCAGAACCTGGCGAAGCTGGACAAGAGCAGGGCGGCGGATCTGGACGGGGAGAACGCACCGGTGATCGTGCGGTTCGCTCTGTTCAATGACCAGGCGCAGGTGCTTGACCAGGCGCTCTGTCGGATCATTATCGAAGAGGCATTGGAGAAGAATCCTAGAGGTAGAGCGTTGGAACTCATGGCCGCCGATTTTCTGGCGGGAGCGGAACCTGAAAGGGCTGACAGTGATGGCGAGACAGAAGAAGTTCAGGCTAGGACCTAACATAGATGTGATCAAGCGGCGGGAGAAGATCCTGCGGGCGTATTACGTGCATCGTTGGTCAGCCAGGCAGATCGCCGAAGTGCTCAGCATTCCGGAAGGGACGGTCGAGAATGACCTGCGGGCAATTAGGGCATACGGCCAAAAGATTGGCGATCAGGCGATGCAGGTGCCGCTGGAGAATACGATCTTTGAACTGCAGACGGCCTACAACGAGCGACAGTCGCTGCGTTGGCAGCAGTTTCACAACGAAACGGACATCTGGGATAGGAAAGATCCAGTCAACCCTAAACTTATTCACAAGGCCGACAACCGCCTGCGGGCGCAGCTTTTAAACAACATCGCCGAGGAAGAGCGGGAATTCATCAAAGTAATGCAGACGCTCGGCGGTGTCCACAAGGAGCCGGACAAGCTGCAAGTTGAGGAGAGCTGGGCGGACATTGCAGGTGATGTGCCGGATGAAGAAGAGACTGAAACATGAGGAAAAGGTCAAGCTAGTCCAGCGCATGCGGAAGAATCCGGTGTGGTTCTGGCGGCAGACATTCAAGGGCAAGCCGTGGAGCAAGCAGCTGGAGATTCTGAATTCAGTCTGGAAGAACAAGATCACGGCAGCCAGGAGCTGCCACGGCGCGGGGAAGAGCTGGACGGCTGCCAGGGTCGGGATCACTTACCTGATGGCATGGCCGTCGATCGTGGTCACGACAGCGCCCACCGGTCGCCAGGTCCGCATGATCCTCTGGCAGGAGTGGGCGCTCGCCGTAAACAAGGCAAAGAAGCCGCTGGGCGGCAGACTGCTCACGGTCGAGCACAAGATCGCCGATGGCTGGTATGCCTTCGGCTTTGCCACGGACGTGCCGGACAACTTTCAGGGACTGCACGGCAAGCGCATTTTGGTGATCGTGGACGAGGCGGCCGGGATCGAGCCAAAGATCTTCGCAGCGATCGAGTCTCTGCTCACGTCGGAGAATGCGAGGCTGCTGTGCATCGGGAACCCTACCGATCCGGACTCGAACTTTGCGAAGCTTTTCAGCGATCCGAAAGTCGGCAAGATCCACATAAGCGCTTTCGACACGCCCAACTTTACGACATTCGGGATCACTGAGGCCGACTTCGAGACGAATACCTGGGAAGAGAGGATCACTGGCCCGCTGCCATATCCGGAGCTGGTGACGCCGGCCTGGGCATATGACAAATACGTGAAGTGGGGGCCAGACTCACCGGACTACATCGCCAGGGTCAAGGGTCAATTCCCCGAAGCTGGCGAGAACGTGCTCATTCCGCTGACATGGGTCGAGCTGGCTATGCAGCGCTGGGCCGACATGGCTGAGGGTGAGCCGCGGGAAATGGGCGTCGATGTCGCCCGTTTTGGCATGGACGAATCAGCGCTCGCACCACGGGCTGGCCGGAAGGTCATATCGATTCAGGGTTGGCACAAGCATGACCTCATGGAAACGGCAGGCTGGGTCAAGACCGAGGCCGTGCAGCTCAAGATGGCGCAGGTCAAGGTGGACGTCATCGGAATGGGCGCAGGTGTGGTCGACCGACTTAATGAGCAGCGGCGCACACGCCCGGGGCTGCCGTTTGCCGTCGAGGGGATCGACGTCTCAAAGGCTCCGAAGAATCAGGAACGCTTTTTCGATCTGACATCCGAACTGTGGTGGAACATCCGGGACATGCTCGATCCAAATCCGGCGAGCAATCCGACACCGATCGGCCTGCCTCCTGACGAGGATCTGCTCGGGCAACTGACGAGCAGGCGCTACACGTACACGAGCACCGGCAAGGTGAGGCTGGAGAGCAAAGACGATATAAAGAAGCGGGGGCTGTCATCACCGGACAGGGCTGACGCCGTGGTGCTGGCTTTTGCTCAGCCGCTGAAGTTCCCGAGCGTGATCGGCATCTCGCTCGAAGGCACGAGCAAATTTAAGGGACGGTGATCACTTTGGCCGACGAACTAAATAAAGGCACCGGGAACGAATACAATGCCGTGATCGGTGGGTCAGGTGACAAATACGGTCCGCCTCCTGGTGGCTATCGAGGCGCAATTCCAGGATCAGGCGATCTCAGCCTGCAGCCAGGCGAGCAGCTGCCGCGAAAGTTCAATCCGATGCAGGAGTTCGGTCTTACCGGCCTGCCGCGCTTTGGCGGTTTTGTATATGAGGAATGGCTGCAGGACCTGGTGGGCATTCGAGGCCGCAACATATACCGGGAGATGCGGGACAACGATCCGATCATCGGAGCGATCCTGTTTACGATCGAGATGCTCTGCAGGCAGGTCAGCTGGTCGGTCAAGGCCGGAGGTGACTCGCCTGCAGACCAGGAAGCAGCGGATTTCCTGAATTCTTGCATGCACGATATGAGCACCAGCTGGCACGACTTCATTACTGAGGCCTTATCAATGTTCGTTTTTGGGTGGTCGTGGCACGAGATCTGTTACAAGAAGCGGCTGGGCGGCGCTGACTACGCCGATCCGCTGACTCGCTCGAAGTACGACGACGGCAGGATCGGCTGGCGCAAGCTGCCGATCAGGGCGCAGGAGACGCTCTGGCGCTGGACGTTTGACAATGAGGGCGGCATCAAGATCATGAATCAGTTGCCGCCGCCTGACTTCATTCCGAGGCGCCTGCCGATCGAGAAGGCACTGCTATTCCGGACGAAGAGCTACAAGAACAATCCAGAGGGGCGCCCTATTCGTGTTGACACGCCCGTCTTGACTCCGCATGGATGGACAACGATGGGCGAGATAAAGGTCGGCGATCGCGTTTATGACGAGCAGGGGCACATTCGGAATGTTGTTGGGAAATCGGAAGTGTTCACTGATCGGCCTGTTTACGAAGTCGTATTCAGCACCGATCACGTGATATATGCTGATGTCTGCCACGAATGGTCAGTGACAACACGCAATGACAGGTTCAACAAGAAGAAACCTCGGAAGCTCACGACGGAGCAGATGTATAAACTATTGGCCGAGGGAAAGCCTCGGCATTTCTCGTGTGGGCAAGCGCCCATATTGGAAGCAGAAAGGGTCGATTTGCCTATTGACCCTTATATCATGGGGTACTGGCTCGGAAATGGTATAACGAGCAAGGGCGCATTCTCTGTTTCAAAAGAGGACTGTGCTTTTATTTGCTCACAATTTGAAGCCGCAGGCTACCGATGCAATTATGACGGCAACACCACAGTGAGCACTACTGGCTTGCTCACGGATTTAAAAGACTTGGGTGTTCTCGGCAATAAGTATGTGCCGGATGAGTATATGAGGGCACACCCTGAGCAGCGGCTTGCGTTGCTTCAAGGGCTGATGGACTCTGATGGTCATTCGCCTGGGGATAAGAAAGACAAGGCAAGCGAATTTGCCAACACCAACATGCTATTGATCAGATCCGTTTCTGAACTGGTGCGTAGTTTGGGAGGACAACCAAGATTCAGGGTCATGGAAGAGGCCGGAAGTCTTGGGGGCACAATTAAGGGAAGGCGTATCATGTCCAAGAACGATGTCTATGAAATTACGTTCATGCTGGACATACCTGTTCATCGCCTGCCCCGCAAACTAAAAGCGCAGACGCTTAGCAGATCGAGCAGAACCAGCGGCCACTTCATTAGGGCGATTCGACGAGTAGACAACGCGGACACTGTTTGCATTGAGGTCGATAGCCCTAATCACCTGTTTCTCGCTGGGGAAGGTATGGTGCCAACTCATAATTCTTGTCTGCGCACGGCTTACAGGGCGTGGTATTTTAAGAAGCACATCGAGGAGATCGAGGCGATTGGCGTCGAGCGTGACCTGGCCGGGCTGCCGGTCGCGCTGGTGCCCCCGGAGATTCTTGACGTAAATGCTTCAGACGCTGAGAAGGCGGTCCTGACCTACGTCAAGAATCTGGTCATGAGCCTGAGACGTGACGAGCTGGAGGGCGTCGTCTTTCCGGCAGAGCTGACATCGGCAGGGACGCCCTCAGGCTATAAACTGTCGCTGCTGTCGGCGGGCGGCTCCGGCAGGCGTCAGTTTGACACGAACGCGATCATCATGCGCTATAACCAGCAGATCGCCTGTACGGTCATGGCGGACTTCATCCTGCTGGGACAAGGAAAGGTCGGATCATTTGCGCTGCACAGCGACAAGACGGAACTGTTCGCCCAGGCGCTGGCTGCGTGGCTGGATGCGGTCTCTGAGGTTATCAACCGCCACGGCGTGCCGCGGCTCTTTGCGCTTAACACATTTCCGGGGATCACGAAACTCCCGGAAGTGGAGCATGGTCAAGTAAAGGAGTACGACTTGGTGGACCTGGCTGCTTATATCACGGCGCTGTCGGGTGCCGGCATGATGCTTTTCCCTGACGATGAGCTGGAGAACCAGCTGCGGCGTGCTGCGAATTTGGTCGAGAAACAAAAGGACTCCGACGAGACGGCGGCGCAGAATCTCCAGGAAGACCAGGGCCGCGGCGGTCAAGGGCCGGCGAAGCAGCCGGGCGACGGCACGACTCCGGAAGACCAGGATGAATCGGCGACGCCTCCGGTGCAGAAGCGCGTGATCCCGGTTACCCAGGACGTGGCCGTCGAACTTATGGGCCTCATGAAGGAATTTCAGGATCTGGTCAAGAGGATGAGGGTGGCTTAGATGGCAGTCAGCCGGGAATGGCTCGAAGAGCTGGACGATCTCCTGGGGCGGGCAATCGAGACTGTTGAGAAAGCATCATCTCCTGAATGGCAGCAGATTCATAATATTGCGGACGCTTACCACAACCGGGTCAAGCTGGCTTTCCTGCAAGCGACAAGGCAGACCCAGGCAGCGATCAATATAGGTGTCCTGACCAGGTATGTGCAGGCTGAGTTTGACAAGAAGCGGCTGGGCAAGAGGGATACTGTTTGGGCGGTCGTCCACAAAATGCGGGAAGTGTTCGGGCTGTTCAAGGCGGCCTTGAGGTCTGATGAACTGGACAACATGACGCAGGAAGACTGGCTGAACGTGCTGCCGAACATGACGCCGGACGAGATTAACCAGGCGCTCCAGAGCGGGGCGCTGGACCAGAACACCGTCATTACCTACTGGCTAAACAAGTTCGATACAGAGAGCATGACCGGCGTGCTCAGGCAGCTCTACAACAGCGGGCTGATGCCGGACGTGGTCTTCGCGGTCCTGCTGGCGAGGGTCGTGGGCAGGCCGATCAGCAGCGCAGCCGGTGAGGCGGCTGCGGCTGCGGCGGCCAACCTGCAGAAGTTCGGCATCAAGATGGACTTCAGTCTCAAGGACCCACTGGCGCAGGCCTGGATTAAGCAGTACACGGCTAACCGGGTAGTGCAGGTCACCAGCGACACGAAGATGATGATCCGAGGGGCTATCGACCAGGCCTTTGATAAGGGTGGACACCCTTATCAGACGGCGGCGCAGATCCGGCAGTTCATTGGCCTAACAAGCAGGCAGACGGCATCGGTGCAGGCCCAGACGGCCAAGCTGGCGGCGACAGGGCAGTACCAGCCGGATCAGCTTGCAATGATGACGCAGGCAATGACCACGAAGAAGAAAATAGACAGGTCGCTGAATATCGCCAGGACAGAAACGATCAATGCAGCCTATGCAGGTCAGCAGGCGGCGTGGGAAAGTGCGCTTGACAAGGGGCTGCTCGACCCTGATCGGCATTATAAGAAGTGGATTGTCACCAACGACGACAGGTTGTGCCCGCCCTGCGCGGCGATGGACGGTAAGAAGGTGCCGATCAAGGAGCAGTTTCACAGCGACGATTTTGGCGACGTGGACGGACCGGCACTGCATCCTCAGTGCCGGTGTGCAGCTGGGATTGTAGAAACGGGAGGACAGTCAGCTAATGGGCCAAGCGATGAATCAGCCGGTTCATAATCTTATGGTCGAATACCTAAAAGGCAGGGCGGCGGACGGCCATTTCCAGGAGGGCAAATTCTACACGGATAGCGTCCACTTAATCACAGACGGTCGGCAGTGGGAACTGCACGACTTTGCCGAGCGGATCGGGCTGAGGCGGATATGGTATCAGGAAATGCCAGCGCACGCGATCCCGCACTATGACATTCTGTCGCCTAGGATTCTAGCTCGAGCGCTGGTGCTCGGGGCGGTGGAAGTCACACCCAAGCAGCTAGTCAGGATCTGGCTGGAGAAAAACGAGTCTCCAGGAAGCGCTCAGGCGCTCTGAAATAGAGTATCAAGGGCAATCATACCAGGCCAGCCGAGCCTGCTCGTCCTGGGACAGATATGAGAGAGGAAAAAAGCCAGCAATATCAAGGCATTGCGGGCTTTTTGCTTTTTAAGGGGGAATGCAGCCACGAAGGTACAGGTCGATGTATTGAAGGCGGACGTCAAAAAGCGCTACACCTTGGGCGAGGTCTATGTGCCGAATGAATTTGACACACAGGGCGACATGGCGACGCCTGAGGAGGTCGAGAAGGCCTGCTGGAACTACATGCGCAGGCTGCAGGGCCTCGATCCGCTGACGAAGCTCGGTAAGTCGCTTGTGGCGGCGCTCGCCAAGGCGCACAGCTCGGGGGGGTCGCTTAGGTTGGATGTAACGGAAATATGGGCGGACGTCGAAAAGGGCGCAGCGCTGATCAATGACATGCACGAACGGGATCTGACTGGCGAACAGCCTGAGGTCGTGGAGTGCTACACCGCCCCGGCTGACTTTACGGCTGAGGCTCCTGAGGGGACACGGATGATCAAAAAGGGGACGTGGCTGCTCGGCGTGATCTGGCCGCAGGCATATTTTCAGAAGATTCTCGATAGAGAGCGCACGGGCTATTCGATGGAAGGTAGAGGGAGGCGGGTGCCGGTTGGCTAAAGAGGACAAGCACCTACTGTATGACCTGGACATTACGGCCGTTGCTGGCGTCGATCGCGCTGCGAATCGGCGTCAGTTTCTGGTAATCAAGAGGGCAGACAAGGAAGGGGGGGAAAGCATGAAGGGAACGGGGCCAGCATGTGAGGACTGCAAGGGCGGCAACTGCAAGGACTGCCCCTGCGTCAAATGCACGAAGGCTGACTGTAAGGACTGCAAAGAGACGCCGCTGACGAAGGCCGGAACCGGACCAGTCTGCGAGAAGTGCGAGGGCGGCCAGTGCTCGAAGTGCGCCTGCAGCAAGTGCAACAAGCAGGGGTGCCAGGGCTGCCAGGAAACACCGCTCGGAAAGAAGGGGACGGGTCCAGCCTGCCAGGACTGCGATGGCAAGAACTGTGCGAAGTGCAACTGCCAGGACTGTGAGAAGGACAGCTGCAAGGGGTGCAGCGAGACTCCGCTCAATAAGAAAGGGTCAGGTCCGGCCTGCGAAGACTGCAAAGGCGGACCGTGCGCGAAGTGCAGTTGCCTGAAGTGTAAGAAGGCCAGTTGTGAGGGCTGCGACGAGACTCCGCTTGGCAAGGCAGACGGCAAGAAGCCGATGAAGACAGAGGCGGGTGTCCAGTATCCGGCAGAAGCGTACGCTCATGTGCCAGATCCCAGCAAACCTTCGGACTGGAAGATCAGGCTCTGGGACGATAGCAAGAAGGAGACGCCGAAGCAGATCGGCATGGCAGCGGCAGCTCTGAGTCCGGGAGGTTTCAGGGGGAACCAGGCCAAGATTCCTTCCGAAGACTTGCCGGGCGTCAAGGCGAAGGTCAGGGCAGCGTGGAAGCGTGTCAATCCAGACGCGAAGCCGGAGGATATGCCGGACGTGCTGAAAAGCGACGGTACCGGGGGCAATATGGTCGAGCGTCTCCTGGTCCGGTTGGGGATCAAGAAGAGCGCGAGCGCACTGGAAGGCCTGGAGCAGGTACTTGAGGCGCTAAAGGCCGAGGGTGTCCTCAAGATCGGACGCAAGATCAACGCGGAGAAGCTCGGCAACATGAAAGAGATCCACCAGTCGCTCGGACAATTGATCGACTGGGCGGAAGCAAGCGACGAGGCCGGCAATGACGACCTCGGGGACGAGGACGGTGCAGGTGATGGCGCAGGGCCAGGTGCTAGCGGCGATGCCGAAGGCGCTAATAATGCGCTGGACTTTGAGGGCCAGCTAGACACCGACAAAAACGCAAGAAAGGGGCTGAACAAAAACGTGGACAAGCAGCAAGAGGAGCTTCTGAAGGGCGAGATGGCCGCGCTCAAGAAGTCGAATGAAGACCTGAAGAAGCAGAACGAGACAATCGTGGCGCAACTGACCGCCCAGGCCGAGCTGAACAAGGCCGAGAAAGAGCTGCGGGTCAAGAACGAGTGCATCGCCAAGGCCGCGGGATTCAAGTATCTGTCGACTCCGACTGCCGAACTGGGCGAAATGCTCTACAAGGCGGCGCAGTCCATGACTCCAGAGGATTATGCCAAGCTGGAGGCGACTTTCAAGGCGGCGAATGAGGCAGCAAAGAACGCCGGAGTCTTCAGCGTGATCGGCTCGGACGCAACATCCAAGGGCGCCGGGGCAGTCGAAAAAGTCGAGGCGATGGCGAAGGAAATGATCAGCAAGTCATCCGGCAAGCTGTCGCATGCTGCGGCAATGGCCGACATCTTCAAAAACGACCCGCAACTCTATGCCGAGTATGACGCGGAGCAGAAGGCTGGCGGCTACGACAGGGACGACGGCATAAACGAGTAACAGCCGTCGCCAGAGGTATCACAGGTAACATGTTTTTGGACACATGACTAAAAAGGGGGAAGACGCAATGGCTTTCGAGCAACCGCTTTTCGCACCCGCGGGCATGGTCGCCAATAGCGACCTGAGCCAGAAGGGTTACTGCCTCGTGAAGATGGTCGGCGACATGCTGGTCGACGTTTGCAGCGTGGTGACAGACAAGCCGATCGGGATCGTCCAGAACGCTCCCAGCCAGGGCCAGATGTGCGAGGTCATGTCAGTCGGAGTCAGCAAGCTCCAGGTCGGTCAGAGCGATCTGGACTATGGCGCCTCGGTCGGGACGGACATCAATGGAAACGGTGCGCCGTATGTGGAAGGCACGGACACGACCAAATACATCATCGGCCAGGTCATCAGCTCCGGGAGCGCCGGGGCAGTCGCCTCCGTCGCCATTAACTGCCTGATTCCGCATCGCGGATCCTAACAGGCAGCGGCTCCGGCTTTTAGACGCAAGACCAAAAGAGCACCTTTCGGGGTGCTTTTTGTGTGCTCAATTTCAACTCACGGAAGGAGTGTAAAAACGATGCCGCAACCTAATTATGGCCAAGTCCACGTAAATGTACCGTTGACATTCATGTCGATCGCGTACATTCAGGATGCAGATGGTTTCGTGGCAGACAAGGTCTTTCCGCTTGTCCCGGTGGATAAGCAGTCCGACAGATACTACAGCTACAACAAGAACGACTTTATGAGGGATGAGGCCCGGGAGCGGGCGGCAGGAACCGAGTCCGCTGGTGGTGGCTACAATCTCGACAACACGCCCTCGTATTACTGCTCGATCTGGGCTTTCCACAAGGACGTTGCATGGTATCTGCGGGCGAACGCTGACGCTGTCCTCGACATGGATCGGGACGCTGCGATCTTCGTGACGCAGCGCATGCTGATCTCCAGGGAACGCCAATTCGTGCAGGCTTACTTCCAGCCGAGCAAGTGGGGGACGACCGTCCAAGGCGTCGCCTCCAACAACGTGCCGGGAACCAGCTTCATTCAGTGGTCGGACTACATGAACTCAGATCCGATCACGGACATCCGGGTCGGCCGCATGACGGTCAAGCAGAACACTGGTTTCCTGCCGAACGTGATGGTCATGTCCGAGTACGTCTTCGAGGTGCTGTCGAACCATCCGGACATCGTGGACCGCTACAAGTACACCACGAACAACGTGATCACTGAGGAGATGCTGGCGAAGCTCTTCCGGCTCGATCGCCTCGTGGTGGCCGGCGCGGTCTACGCTGCAAACGAGGAAGGCGCGACCGCAGAATACCGCTTCATCTCGGACAATCATGCGCTGCTGTGTTACACGCCGAAGTCGGCGAGCATCCTGCAGCCTGCGGCCGGGTATATCTTCGCATGGCGGGGACTGACCGGCAACATGGTGGATCGGCAGTCGGCCGGCTACGCGCTGGCGATCGATAAATTCCCGATCAGGCGCCTCAAGGTCGACCGGGTCGAGGGTGAAATGGCCTACTGCTGCCAGCAGACCGGGGCGGACCTGGGCTATTTCTTCGAGAACGCCGCAGCCTAAAGCTGCAGGGGGTCCATCATGGATATGCTGCAAGTTGTGCATAAGCACTTCACATCTGGCGGTGTCTACCGTCAGAGCGGCGAGGTAGTGGACGCAAGCGCGATCAGCGCCGTCAGGCTGAAGAAACTCCAGGACCAGCGCTACCTCGCCCCCTATACGGGGAATGTCGTCACGTGCTCCAAGTGCGATCGCATGTTTAGCACGAAAGAGCTGCTTGACGACCACACGCTGGAAGTGCATTCGAGAGGAGGTCAGGAAGGTGAGAAGTCTTCCGGGAACGACAAAGGCAGGCAGAATGATCGTGCAAAGCAGGCTGGATAAGCCTGCGGTGCCGGTCGCAGGGACGAACGGCTGGGGCGCTCAGACATTCGTCGGGATAGCGACGGACGGATCGCTGCAGCAAGCGCTTGCAAACTGTGCAGACGTTCTGGGAGTGGCAAAGGACAACGTGGCGAACGCCGGCAGCGGATTTTTGGAGACGGAGGGAATCGCGAATGTGCTGGCAGACTCCGGCTCGATCCCGGCCAGGGCCGCGGTCAAGGTCGGCTCGAACGGCCGGGCGACACTGCTCAATACTTCGCCGCTCACCCTAAACGCAGTCGAGACAGGGACGGCAACAGGTTTCACGCAACCGGCAGCCCCCGGAGTGGTGAAGATAAAGCAGGCCGCAGATACGCTTGGTGATCGCGGCAGTGGGATCGTCGTGGTCGGCGCTGACAACACGGGTGCAGCGATATTCGAGACGATCAACCTGAATGCGGCGAACTCGACGACCATCGTCTCAGGATTGCTGAACTTCAAGACGATCGCCGGAATCTTCACAGCGAACGGCAACAACCTGGGCGCTTCCAGCGTGACGCTTTACCGGGCGGACGGTATGACTGTGATCGTGGTCCTGACGAATGGCACGTCTCAGAAGGGCGCACAGATCCCGACGTCGATTGAGGCATTCTGCGAGCAGGTGACACACACGAACAGCGCAGATGCTGTCGACGTGACATATCTGACGATCTACGGGTACGATTCCACGAACACTCTTAAGGCCGAGCGCAAGGTGCTTTCAGGTGGCGCTGTTGGAGCTGTCGCTGCGGTCACGATGACGAGCTTCTGGAAGCAGGTCCTGAGGATCTGCACAGGCGAGTACACGAATGCCGCAACCGGAGCGCTGACGACCGTCGCCGATGCCGCCAGCCTGAAGGTGGGCCGGGCGCTGGCTGCTCCTACTGCTGAAGGCGCAACGATGCAGGTCTATCTTACGCCGAACGTCTAAAGGCGGTGATCAGCATGGCAGAAGCATTTCCGCTGACGGCAATGAGCGGCGACTGGACGTATAACGGACAGCCTGACACGATCCCGCTGGACGAGGTCAGGATCGAGATCGGCGACGTCGATCCGACTGATCCGCAGCTTCGGGACACGGAGGTCAATCATTACATCAACGTGTATGGCAACCGGGGGAACGCAGCGATCTATGCGGCGATTGCCTGCTGCCATGTCCTGGCTGCAAAGTATGCTCGCAAGGCGAACAAGGCGATCGGCAAGTTGAGGATCGACATGAGTGACATCGCCAAGAGCTACCGGGATCAGGCGATGGCGCTCAGGAGCCGGTCGGGGGTCACGGTGCAGCCGTACGCCGGTGGCGTGGAAATATCCGATAAGAACGCATACTTGCAGAACACGTCGCTGACGCAGCCTTTCTTCACGCGGTCCATGATGAGCGTGAACCAGGACGAGATGGAACGGCCAATTCTGCCGGACTAGAAGCGAGGCGAGAACGTGGAAAAGGAACTGCTGGACCTGCTGCAGCAGACGGTTACGATCGAGCCATGCACTGGAGAGAACTCGGCAGGTGAGCCAGTTTATGGCGCTGCTGTTACTTACGCCTGCAGGGTCGAGGAGATGCTGAAAACGATTTACAACAAGGAAGGCGTCCTGGTCACGAGCACGGCCCAGGTCTTTGTTGACGGCGTGGTGCCGGTGGGCGAGCGCGACCGGGTCACTCTTCCAAGCGGCCTGCAGCCGCTGATCCTGAATATCGAAGTGGAGCCGGACGAGACTGGAGCGCCTTACTATAAGGGGATTTACACGTAAAGGGGTGAGGTCATGGCATTCACGGCGACAGTCAGCGGACTTGACAAGATTCAGGAGGCGCTGAAGCAACTGGGCAGCCAGGCCACGAAGATCGTCGGTGCGGCGTTGTATGAAGGCTGCGAACTGACCATGACCGACTGTAAGATCGCGACTCCTGTCCTGACCGGCACACTGAGGAACACCGGGCGCGTCGAGCAGCCGGTGGTCAATGGAAAGCAGGTCAGCGTGCTCATGGGCTTCGGTGGTCCGGCAGCGCCGTATGCGCAGCGTGTCCATGACGGGGTCGGGCCTAAGGCCGGCCACGGCGAGATCGAAATCGTTGCCAAAAACAAGCAGGTGTTGGCCTGCCCGATCCAGCAGTGGCGGGGTAAGGAAGTCAATCCGTATGGCTCAGGGAAACTGCCGTGCCTCTCCAAAGACGGCAACTTCGTGATCCTGGGCAAGCGGGTGCATCCGCAAGGTTTCGTCGGTCGCCGTTACTTAGTCGATCCGGTCAAGAAAAACATTCCGATGATAGCGGACAGAGTAAAAACCGCCGTCGTGCAGGCAGCAGTCAAGCAACTGCAAGGGGAGGCGTAGGCCGGTGGCTAATGACACGGATGCCACACTGAGCAGCCTCGAGGTCAATGGGGTGACAGTAGCAGGCTTTGCCACAGGCACGCTGATCTATGACGTGATTCTGCCAGCAGGCATGACCGTCGTCCCAACTGTGGCTGCTACGGTCAACGACGCTGGCAAGGCGACGGCGACGGTGACTCAAGCAAGCTCTTTGCCTGGGACGGCGACGGTCCTGGTGACGGCGCAGGACGGGATCACCACCGAAACGTACACGGTCAATTTTACAGTGGCGGCAGCGGTGATTGCCCAGGACATAGCGACGTATCTCGCAGCGCAGGGCTGCGGCACTGTCGGCACCAGCATCTTCTTTGATTTTCAGCCGGAAAAGCCTGCAGCCGTCCTGACTGTGTACGACGCTGGCGGACCTTCGCCGCAGGAGCCGCCTGAAGCATGGCGTGAGCTGCATATCCAGGTTCGCAGCGTGGATCACGCCTCAGGGTATACAGCGATCTGGAAAACGCTGGGCGCTCTTCTCTATCCGCCGACCGCAGACGGGACGATCGACGTCAACAGCAATCAGTATATGGCGCAGCTCCAGGGCATTCCGGCCATTATCACCAGGGACCAACTTAACCGCTATATCTGGAGCTTCCGGGTAGTGGTCTGCAATCTAGCCGGGAACGTCCAGGTGGACGACTGGCTGGCTGCACTGGCTACCTGGACGGCGGCAATACTGCCGGGCTGGACAGTTTACAGCGGCTGGCGGGGATACAAGCGGCCCTCGGTGACGTGGATGCTGACGGGCACGACAATCAAGGAGCGCGGCATGGGCAGCTTCTGGCAGCAGAAGAAGTTTACCTGCTGGATTCTTGGGCGCACGCCCAACGAGCATGCCTTCGGTGGTGTCAGTATTGTTTCGGGGCTGGCGACAGCGATCAAGATCCCGCTGGACGTGGTCGCTGGTACATACCTGACAGTCCTCGAACCGACAGCCGGCACGAACGATCCGAGCTTTCTGCTGAGCCAGGCGTCTGTGACACTGCGGCGGGTGATGCTGAGGCCGCAGCCTACTGCCCAGCTTATGGAGCAGGTGATTTTAAGCCAGGAGGAGGTAACTTGAATGGACGTAGATCAGGACCAGGTACAGGCCGAGCAGGCCGAGCAGCCTGATCAGACCGTCGAGGATGCGCCGGCCGCTTCTCCAGAGATAGAAATGGTGGAGGAGCAGGTGGAACCGGTGGTGCAGATTGTCCAGGCTCCGGCGGCCGTCTATCCGCGGAAGGAGCTGCAGGCGAGAGCGATGGAGATCTTCGGGGTCAATCCGGAGGTCGTGGCCGGTGCATTATGCGGAAACAAGAAGACCGAGCTGACCACGGGCGAGGTCCGGATGGCTATCAAAGCGTTTCTGGAAAGGAGAGTGCATAGTTAATGGCAGGTGGAACATGGTCACCTACAGATCTACCGATAAGACCGGGATTTTACATGAACTTCGTGGCCGCTGCGCTGGCCGCAATCCAATCGGGGCCGCGGGGCATCGTGGGCATGCCAGTGCAGGCTAACTGGGGACCGATCAATCAGATGATGCCGATCACGGACGAGGATACGCTGGACGCCTCATACAACACTGAATCTCTGGCGGACACCAGCTTTACTGCGCACGACTGCATATACCTGGCGCTGCTGGGGCAGCCGCAGACGGTGCTCGGATACAGGTTGTCTGATGGCGCTGCGGCCAAGGGCAGCGTAACGCTGAAGGACAGCGCAGCCACGAACGCGTTGAAACTCACGACGCTTTACGAATCGACCAGGACCTTCAATGCCACAGTACGACCGAATCCGGTCGATGACGTCAACTTTACGGATATCGTCCTGTTTGAGGGCACGACGCAGCTGGCGATCTTCACGTTTGCCAACGCCGGGGGCATCGTCGCCAATGCTGTCGCAGCGATCAACTCGAATCCGATCAATGTCTGGGTCGTGGCGTCGAGCATGGCAGCCGGCAATGGATCGCTGGCGGCGATCAGTAATGCAGCGTTTACCGGAGGCAATGCCGGTATCGCCGGGATCGACGACGAGGATTATACCAACGCATTGAGCGCTTTCGAGGCGCAGACAATCAATGCAATCGTCCTGGACGGCAACACCGATGCAGGGCTGCTGACGTCGCTGGTCGCATGGGTCGCCCGGGTGCGCAGCGAGGGCAAAAAGCTCATCGCTTACGTGGGCGGAACTGCGACGCAAGACGAAAGCATCGCTACGGCAAATACCCGGAGCTACGATTGCAACTTTGAGGGCGTGGTCAATGTCGGTGTCAGCGGCATCCTGAACGGCGTGACCTACGGCAGCGCGCTGGTGGCATGCTACATTGCTGGGTTGGCCTCCGGGCAGTCATTGCAGCAGAGCACGACCTATGCGGTCACTGTTTTCGACGACGTCACACCGCGGCTGACGAATAGCCAGGTCATATCAGCGCTGCAGGCCGGGACGCTGGTGCTGGTCTATGACGGGACGCAGGTAGTGGTCGAGCAGGGCATCAACACACTGACGTCGCTTGCCGAAAATGAGGGTCCGAGCTGGAAAAAGATCAAGTGCATCCGGATCATGGACGCGATCGCGATGGACACTGCTGCTGCCGCCCAGACCAACTACATCGGGAAGATCCTGAACAACAAGATCGGGCAGACGGCGCTTCTCTGCGCGATCAAGCAGTATTTCGAGACGCTGGTGTCGAACCTGTTGGACGCCGATTTCACGGTGCAGACGGACACTGCCGCAATGGCAGACGCAGAAGGGGATCAGTTCTTCTGGCTTTACACGGCGACGATTGTCGACAGCATGGAGAAAATCTTCGGCACTGGTTACATCAGTTAAAGGGGGTGCTTTGATTGCCACTCGACGAAAGTAGGGTCATAATGGGCACCTTTGGCCAGGTGTTCATAAATGGTATTTGGCAGACAAACTTCAACAAGCTCACCGCCGAGGTCGAGCAGACCAAGAAAGAGCTGCTCCTTTCAGGTGATCTCTGGACGCGCCACAAGAAAGGGGCGTTGAAGGGCACCGGGACGCTCTCGGGCTTCAAGGTCACGTCCGACATGATCGCAGGCGGCTTCAATAAGCTGGAGCTGCTTAGCACGCTGTCAGATCCTGAGTCCTATGGCTATGAGACGATCAGGATTCAGAATGTGCTGTGGGATAAGCTGCAGCTTGCCAACTGGGAAGCTGGCACAGAAATTGCTGAGTCGATGCCGTTCACGTTTAGCAATTACGAACTTCTGGACCCGATTATCGGGCCGGATTCGCCACCGAGTTCAGGAATTACAAGCTTCTAGGACCCGATTATCGGGCCGGATTCGCCAACTCAAGAGGGGAAGGGTAAGGCATGGCAGAGAAGAACGAGCCTGGGGAAATGGCCGAGGAAATGACCGAAGAAGAGATTCTGAGGAAGCTTCTGGCCGTTGACGACAGCAGCACACCAAAGAAGAAAGTGATGCTCGATCGGTTGGGGATACCGGTCACGCTCAAGGGACTGACCGGCAAGCAGGTCTTTATGATCCAGGAGCGCTGCACCATCCGAAACAAAAGGACCGGAGTAGCTCGGATCGACGCGGAAGACTTTAACTGCGGGTTGATCTCTGTGGCGACGGTTAAACCGAACTGGGGTGCCAAGGAACTGCTTGCCAAATTCCGGGCCAGCGGTCCGGAAGAGGTCCTCAAGCGGCTTCTGTTGGCCGGTGAAATGTCGGCGATGGGCGATGTTGTGCTCGATCTCAGCGGCTATAACATCGACCTCGAAGACGTAAAAAACTGATCAAGGCAGGTGGGCTGGCGACGGTGATATTTCACGCATGGAGCCAGCACCACCTGCTCCCCAGTCAGTTCTTCAACCTTTCCAGGGGAGAGCAGCAGTTTCTGATTGCTTGCACCGAGATCGAGGCAGAGCGGGACAACAAGGGCAGAAAGGGCTGGGGGTGAGAATATGGCAGAGGATACGTCGAACGACGTAGTTATCCATATTGGCGGAGACACGACTGGCTTGGAAGAGAGCATGACCAAGTCCAGCAGCACAGTGCAGAAGTTCGCCAGCAATTCGGAGAAGCAGCTGAACACCCTTAACAAGATCAAGGTCAATCCAGTCGTCAGAATCACGGACCAGATCAGCGCGCCGCTCAAGAAGATTGAAGGCGCATTGGGTAGCCTTAAGAGCAAGGCTTCCAGCGTGTTCAGTTTCCTGACGAATCCGATGACCATGTTAGGGGGCGCAGCTGCTGGCTTCGGGTTGTTCGAGCTGGCGAAGAGCGCCTCTGACTACGGGCAACAGGTCTACCAGTTGGGCGCTAAACTGAATATCACCACCGGTGAGGCGGAGAGCCTGAATGAGACGCTGGGCTTGGCGCAGGTAAACAGTCAGTCTTTCACTGCGACGATTATGCGGCTCGATAAGGCCGTGGACACGGCCGGCAAGAGCGGAAACGCCACAACTAAGTCGCTGGCGGCATTCGGGGTCAACCTCAAAGGCAGCAACGGGGCGCTTATGAGCACGACAGACCAGCTGGCTGCGCTGGCGGCAGGCTATACAAAGGCGGCGGCGGCAGGCAAGGAGCAGGATTACGTCTCGCAGCTCCTGGGAGCGAGGGGCCAGCAGCTGATCCCGCTTTTCGAGCAATACGCAGACTACGCGGCTATTACCTCGAAAATTAAGATGATTGGTGTCGATCCGGCCCAGGCTCATGAGTTGTACATAAACATGCAGGCGCTCCAGGAGCAGACGAAACAGCTGGGCATGTCATTCTCTGTCGCATTCATGCCCTTTATGAACGCAGTAGCCCCAGAATTGCTGAAAATCATGGGCGGGATCATTGATTTCATCAAGCAATATGAGCCGCAGATAGAGTCCTTTTTCGGGGGTATTGGGAGGACAGTGGCAAGCAACCTTGACCAGGCGGCGAAGGCCTTCTTTGGTTGGGTCAACCGCCTGGCTAACGATCAGACATTCCAGAAGATGAGCCTGGGGGACAAGCTGATTTATGTCGTCGATCAGGGCCTGGACGCCCTGAATGAGTGGCTTGGCAGCGCTGGAGGCCACAAGGTCGAGGACATGTTTGCCAAGCTTGCCGGACTTGCTATCAAGGCGTGGGGGGCGGCGTTACTCACGCTGGGCGAGAGTACCATCAAGAATCTGTTTAGTGGGAACCTGCTGGGAGCTGCCGGTAGTGGCTTCCTGTTCTCCATGCTGGGCGGCGGGACGGTGCTCAAGGGCGCTGGAGCGCTAGGAAAGTTTGCGCTGAGCAAGACCGGAGCCGGAGCTGCAATGAAGGCGAGCGTCGGCGAGGGCGGATTTCTAAGTGATACGGCGGCAACACTGGGAACCGAGGGCATCGCCAACGCGGGCCGGTTCGCGATCAGCGACATAGCGCTGCCGATCACGGCGCTGATTGAGGCGATCAATGTATTCAAGGCGAAGCCTGGGCAACGGCTGGCGGCAGCAGGCATGGGCGCGGGGCGCGTCGCTGGCATGTGGGCAGGTGGTGAGGCCGGGGGCGAGTTGGGCGCTGTAATTGGTACGGCAGTCGGTCCGGAAGGCACGGCAGTCGGCGCAGCTATCGGAGCGCTGGTCGGCAGCATCGGCGGCTTCTTTGGCGGCCAGGCCTTTGCAGGCATGCTCGAAGGCTGGATCTCGAAAATAAGTTTCAAGAGCATCGGGGCGAAGGTCAAGGACGTTTTCGATCATCTTCCGGAGCTTGCAGCCTATGGCATAGGCTATCTCGTGGAAACAATCGCCCAGCTGCCGGGCAAGATCGGGTCATGGCTCAGCAAGCTGCCGGGCGAATTCAGCACCTGGTTTCAGTCGGCGAAGGCCGCGGCCATTGCGTGGCTGGTAGCGCTCCCGGGGGAGATCGCTACCTGGATACTGAGCATACCAGACAGGGTCGCCACGGCTTTCGAGCAGGTGGTAAAATCATTTGAATTATTCGGACAGGACTTGATTAACGGCCTGGTTAAGGGATTCACGTCGGACACATCTGCCGCGGGCAAGTGGATTGTCGATAAAATTATCGGCACCGAGGCAGTTGCCGGCAGCCTCGGCCAGCAGGTGGCAACGGGTTATCAGGCCGGAGCAAAGGCAGCGAAGCATGCCTCGGGCGGCTTATTCAGTGTGCCGCATGCAGGCATCGTGGCAGAGTCCGGACCTGAGGGAATCGTGCCGCTGACTCCGAGCGCTAGGTCGCTCTCGCTCTATCAGCAGGTCGGCCAGCGCCTGGGGCTGGGATCGGGGGGAGCACAGCCAGGACATACGATCAATCTCTATATGGACGGCGCTGTGCAGGCCCAGATCAACGGGACGGGAGATCTGGACGATATGGCTAATCAGGTCGGTGACATTACTGCCAGAAAACTCAGGGGGGCGCTGGGAAATTTGGCAATGACGTAAGCGGGCAGCCGGTATTACTGCCAGGAAATTCCGGGGAACACCTTGCAAATTTGGCAGGTTAATGGCATCATCTGAAGCAGGGTCGAAACGGAGGGGGATGGTGGGCATGCTGGTCATAGCCTTGGGAATTATATTGGCAATCGTGGGCTGGAAGTTTCTCAAGTTTAGTGTTAAGACACTGTTCTGGATAATGGTAGGCTATCTGGTGCTCTCCGCTATCATCTTCATACTGCCGTACTTGGCTATAGTTGTCTTTATTGCTTTGATCGTATATGCAACCTGGGCAATCGTAAAGTACAGCAAGAAATACGCAGCCAAGAGGCACGAGATCGTGGGAGGGGCCAGGGGAGAAGAGGCGTACAAACATATTATTGAGAATCTCACCGGTGAGATTCCGGAGCGGGTGTTCTGTGGCTATGCCAGCGCCAGGAAAGCGAATGGAGGCTATCACCTGGTTGCAGAGGCGAAGCAGAAACTTTGGATTGTTGGCATCCGGCTGGCTACGTTTGAGACTATAGGTCAGGCCATCAGCGCCCCGTCAGGGAGCGTCAACATCAAGGTCAGACGGTTTCTATTCTTGGAGCAGGTCCGCCTTGATTTCGACGACGGACGAAAAATGGTGCTGAATACATTTTCTTACGGCGGCCGGACGGCTAGAGGGATGCTGCAGACAGTAGCAGCGTAACAACTAAAGCAAGCACAAACCCCTTACGGGGTTATTTTTTTGCCCGGGAAGGCGGGGTGATGCAATGGAGATCTACCTGACAGACGATGCCTCCGGCGTGACACTCCAGCTGCCGGTCAATCCGCCGACTATTAAAATCAACAGGGAGAAGCTGCTGGACACGTCGGTCATTATCAACCTGGGCGAGGTCGACTTCACAATCGGCACCAAGGTTATTGAGATCGACCTCTCGTCGTTTTTTCCGATCACGTATGACCCGGAGTATTGCAGCTACTCCAACATTCCAGACCCGCAGGCTGCGATGAATCAGCTGACAACGTGGACGGTCAGCAAGACACCGGTGAGGTTGATTATTACTGACACCACCGTCAACGTCCTAGTGCTGGTGGACGCAAACAACAGCACATTCCAGGGCGGCGAGCCGGGGGACGTGTATTATGACCTCACTCTTCGGGTTTATAACGAGGTTAAGGTCAGGACGCAAGCCGAAGTGCAGGCAATGTCGGCCATCAACCTGGCCTCTCAGATGCGGCCAGATCCGAAACCTGTCCCAAAAACCTACACGGTCAAGACCGGAGACACGCTTTGGTTGATCGCCAAAATGCAGTACGGTGATGGATCGCAGTGGCAGGCAATATATAATGCGAACACGGCCACGATCGGGCCTAATCCGAATCTGATCGTGCCGGGGATGGTGCTGGTGATGCCGTAATGCCGGTAACATTTGGAACTTTGGATTATGAGGCCATTCTTAACGATCAGTATTATTTGAAGGACGTCCTCGAAGGTATCACGCTGACGGACTCTCTGGACAATATCGCATATAAGGCCGAGGTCAAGATCGTCGTGACGCCTGACTTTCCGGGTGTCATGAACGGGCAGCCGTTCCGGGTCAGCGGTATCCCGCTGGGCGGTACGTCCATGGTCCACCTGCTGTCTCCGGCAGTAGTCTGGGAGGCAGACAGTAAGACCACGGGGCAGAAGCATATGACCCTGACATGCTACGATCGGACGATCTACCTGGACAAGTCCGAGGACGAATATCTCTTCCCAGCCGGGCAGACGGCTAATCAGCGGATCACTCAGTACGCATCGGACTGGGGCTTTGACATCGATCCGGATAACTTTCCAGATACCGGGATACTCCTGGCCGACACCGGCACCGGCAGGACGCACAGGGGCACGATCTACTCTGTAATGCTTGCAGACCTCCAGGAAACAGCTATGATGGGCGGCGACATGTTCCGTCCCAGAATAACGGACAACGGTCTGGGACTATTCAAGCTCGGCACGAACAGCCCCGTCTGGGTACTGGAAAATGCAGAGAGCATCGAGCAACTGCGCACGCTGGAGGGAGCCACGACTCAGGTCAAGGTGCGAGGAAAAACGTCAACAAGCGCGGGCGAGGCGCTCGACGAGCCGCTCCTTGCCGTCGTGAAAGGCCAGACGGCCCAGTTCGGCACACTGCAGCAGCTTGTCTATGACACCAGGGTCACTAACACCGCTCAGGCCAATGCTTTAGCCCAGGACCTCCTGACGGGGGTCCTGGAGACGTTTACAGTCGTTTGCCCGGACATCAACACCGTGCGGTCAGGGGACACCATTGTCTTTAACA